TGGTAACTCGATACGTCCTTGCTTCTTTAGTATAAATACAACTCTTTGTAATATTGGCTGTACCATTTCTGCTTGCAGTTTTCCAAAAGCAGATCCTATACGTCTACTTAGATCAGCCATTCTTTCTGCTATCTCAGTTGCACTAGCTGGTGTTCTTTCTGGATTACCAAGCATATCATTATACAATGCTTTCTTTATGTTTGTTCTCATATCAGATAAAACAAAGTTACCAAAGTCCATTGATCCAGCTTGACGTATAGGCTGTAACCCAGCAGAGTTTGGTGCTTTAGGTATAACAGTTCCAGGCACTAGATTAATTGTATCTGGATTAATAACACCATCATCATCCATCTGATATATACCAGCAATAGACATTGCCGCATTCTCAAGAATATATTGTATTGTAAGATTTGTTGTTTTGATTGCACTCAATGTATTGAGAAGTGGACCTCTTCCATATACTTCACCACTACAAGTAATCCAACGAAAACATATAAATGGATTTGATCCAGTACCATTAAGAGTTTCTTGTTTCAGAATCTTTTTTGTTTTTGTTTCTATAACAATACAGTAAAAAGAATCTTCATTTAGCTTTGTGTAATCTTTACAAACAACTTCTAATATTTTTGTCTTTGTATCTGGACTGCTCATTATATAGTTGGTTAGTTCTTGTCCTAGATCAGTATCAGGAAACAAAAAAGGTAGATCAGAATATCTAACATTACGTTCTCGATATACATGATCTATTCTGTCATTTGGTCCAACATCTAATACAACATGAGGAAGAGGTATGGCAGAAAAATTAATTGGGTTAATAGCATCACCTTCATCAACATGAAGAACACCAGTACCAATAGCCAAATCCATAAACGATTCATGTACTGCTTGTGCAAAGTTTGAGTTTTGTAATATCTCGAAAACATATTCCGTAACATCATCAAGCTGATTGTTTAATGCATCTCTTTCTTCGAGTGGTGTTTCGATGCCAGCAACAAGATCAGCCCAACGAGCAAAGTTGGGGACAAGTCCTTGCTGGAGTCTTGATGCAAATTCTTGTACTCCGACAACAGCAGTTTCATCAAATATTTTTTCATCTCTTCTTTCACCAATTGTCTTTGACCTGAACTGCTCACGCATTGGCATAGCATAATCATAACATTCATCAAATACATCTTCAAAATTCTGACGTATCATCTTTGCTTTTTCAAACTTCTCAATAAATGATTGAGCTAGTTTCTCTTCAGTATCAGGTAAAAATTGAAGCATTATGAGTAACTCATTAATCCTGATTGAGTTGTTTTTCTACCTTGAGTGAGAAACCCAGAACCACCTGGACTTGAAGTAAACAATGAACCTCGACCTCGTTTCTTTCTAAATACCACACCACCATCATCATAGAATAAACTGGTCTTTACTGGCTGTTTTGATTCTACTTCTTTTTCTAAGGCTTCTTGTCTTTGCTCGACCTTTACTGCCTCTTCTTTTGCCGCTTTAGTTTCTTCCTTTACCTCTTGTCTAGGTTCAGGAGTTGAGCTTCTACCACCACCACCAAAACACATTTTGCCCTCCTATAATCTATTCCAAAAAGAACTATTGTTTCTAGTATTACTAGGTCTTTTAAATAAATCAAACCCTTTTCTTGCATTGAATGCCCTAACTGGCTTTTGACCAGCCATCAAACTTCTACCTTCACCAGCTCCCAGCATTAGATATTGCAAAGCATCATGGCAATGAGAATACATATTTTTCTCAGGTTTATCATCATATCGTTCTCCAGATACTTGCATACGTCTATAGCAGTATCCACCTTGAAAACCTTTTATTAGAGTGGCACATCTTCTATCTATCATAAACGCTGGTTTACCATCAGACATTTTAGTTAGTTGAGAAGAAACAGACTCTAATCGTAGATCAACACTATTACTTGGAGCTGGTACTGCTTTCAATCCAGCACCTCGCATAATCTGAAAAGGAGTTGATTCATCTGTCTGCGCCCTAAAGTCACCAGCCGGATCACCATAAATATACACATCAAGACCAGAAAATCTTGTTGCTATCTCTTGCCTAAGAAGTTCTGCAAACCTTACAATACCCATATCAACTGCTACGATCTCTGACTGTATCAACCATCGACCTCGAACCTTCTGACCAAATACAGCAGATGGAGTAAGACCAAAGTCAACACCAATATACAAAGGTACTCCTATTGCAACTGGTATCTCTTCCTCAGCCAAGTGTGTATCTGAAACAAAGTCTGGGTATACTGGTTTACCTTCTTGTATTGTACCAAGACGATTCATTACATACACATCAATCCATGTTTTTGTTTTTCCATTTATAATATTTGGATAATAAGTTTTTAATATATTATTTTTGTTTTCTGCTTTAGGATTCATCTTATATCCAGAAATGTCGCCCTTATCATTCTTTTCTTCAACCATAGCAGATGGCTGTACATAAAAATTCCAGTTATCAGGTTTGACTAACATAGTTGCTTGCTCTCTTGGAATGTGATCAGGAATCGGAACCTCGCCAGCCATGATTGCCCACCAATGATCTTCTTCTGGTGCGTTGGTATCAGCAATAACACCAGACCAACTAGCACCACCCTCTCGCATACTTGGATATCGACCAACACGCATAGTACACGCATCAATAATACTCTTTGGTATTTCTCTTGCTTCGTTTATCCAAATACCAGTAAGTTCGAGAGAAAGAAGTTTCTTCACATCTTCTGGTCTATCGAGTGCTAGAAAAATAACTTCGAGGTCTAAATCATTTATCTGTATGTGGTGAGTGTAAGGAACAGACCAATGAAACTTTCCCCACTCATTCTCTGGAAACCAATCCAACCAAGTCTTTATTGTTGTTGTTCGGAGTTGTGGGTTTGTGTTTCGTATAACAGCCCATCGTGATCTTTTGATACCTTCATCATTTTCTTTTTGTTCTAATGCTCTTCTAAAAAGCTCAACACAACATGCAACAGATTTACCAGATCCAACTGGACCACGCACACCACGAAAAAAACTATTGTCCTTCATAAATTTTTTTAGGACTGTTCCGTCTGGTTTATACTTAAAGCTTGTCAATGTTATAGTTTCTTCCGACTTCTTTAAGCTTTTCTAGGGTGTGGGGGAGAAGAGAAGCTATACGCTTATCGGCTTCGTAATCGGTGATAAATTCTTTTGGAAAATGTTTGAGATGAACTTGCTTAATAACAATACGCAATAAGTTCCTTGTTTCTTTATCAAGCTTATGTTCGTGATACATTAGGTGAACTTTCTAAAAGA